AACAATACATCTAACAACAATACATCTAACAACAATACATCTAACAACAATACATCTAACAACAATACATCTAACAACAATACATCTAACAACAATACATCTAACAACAATACATCTAACAACAATATGCCTATACCAGTATTAGCGAATTTTAGTAAATTTTAGTAAATTTTAGTAAATTTGGTCATTAGTACATTTTTTATCAATTTGTAAAGTATCACATATTCTTGTTTCTGGAACGATTTTAAGAATACATTTTGATTTTATACCATTAAAGGGTTTGATACATCCATTTTCTTCTTTTTTTTTTGTTTTAATAATTTTAGTATTACATTTTGCTCTAAAATTTTCATATCTATCTCTTACAATATCATATGTTAATCCAGATTTTTTATTTAACATAGTGTTAATATGTTCATGTAAGTCATAGATATATTTTGAAAACATATATCTGTTTTTTAAATTTTTATTTCTTAAAGGGAGTGTTTTAAAGTTCCTATGTAGATTAACTCTACATCCTCTACAAGGTATAACATTTTTTAAATTTAATATAAATGATTTGTAATTTTTTTTATCATTATCGCTTGGATTATTTGGATAATTAAATGACATCGTATGTAAGTAATGCCATAACGCAGGTCCCCAAATACATGTTAACATACCGTCTTTACTTGAATACATATCTTTTTTAAATCTATTTTTTTTTGTTTTATTATTATTCATTTATAATTTATAAACAGAAATTTATAAACAGAAATTTATAATTGAAAATTATAATTATATTTAGAAAAATTCAATTTCAAATTAGTATTATTAGTATTATTAGTATTATTAGTATTATTAGTATTATTAGTATTATTAGTATTATTAGTATTATTTATTATATTAATAATATCAATATAATAATCTTCGTCATTATAATATTTTTCTCTTAAAATTTCAACATATTTTCCGTTTTTATTTCTAAATAACATTTAAATATAAATAATGAGTTATATTTAAATAATGAGTTATATTTAAATAATGAGTTATATATAAATAATGAGTTATATTTAAATAATGAGTTATATTTAAATAATGAGTTATATATAAATAATGAGTTATATTTAAATAATGAGTTATATTTAAATGTTATATTATTCGTTTATAATTATTCATAATTATTCTAATATTAATATATATGTATTTAAATAATAAATTAAACGATATAATGAATTATATATTAAAAAATAAGAAACATGTTGCTATATTATTAGGATTAATAGTTTTATTTACTTTAATAGGAGTTTATGTATATAAAAAAAATATATTAAGTAAGGTAACCCCAAGTTATGTAAATAATAAAGAGTTTGTAGTTTCTGATGTTGAAGGAAATAAAAACGTGGATTTATACTATTTTTATACGAATTGGTGTCCTCACTGTAAGAATGCGTCGCCAGTATGGAATGAATTTAAAAAAGAGATAGGAGATAAATACAATGATGTAAATATAAATTATATAGAAGTTGATTGCGATAAGGATGTAGATATTGCTGAAAAATATAATGTAACATCATACCCTACAATAAAATTAGAATATAATAATAAAATAGTGGATTATGACGCAAAACCAAATAAAGACACGCTGAAAGAATTTTTGGCAACATCTTTATAATTAATTATCAAAATTATGGTAAGATAAAAATAAATCTGATTGGTTAATACCTTTATTAATAGTATTAATTCTAATATTTCTGTCAACAAGAATATCAAACCAAGAATTTAAATTATTAAATTCTTCAATCTGGCAAATCATTACGTTTTCAAGATTTTCTTGTTTATCTTCAGTATCGGAACTTAAAACAATTTTTTCTGTTAAATTTAATAAATAGTCATACGGAGATGAATTTATAGTAGTTATTTTAGTTTTATTAACCCATTTATTCTTAAAAGCAAGAATTTCATTTTTATCACATTTATTATTAAATAAACAATTATTAATCGGTAAATTATTTAATATACCTCCATCTATAAAACATCCATCATTATAAAATACTGGTTTGAATAAAATAGGATATGCCATAGTCATCGATAATGCAGTAATAACTTTCAAATCAGGGTGTGTTTTAAAAGATAAATCTATTTTTTCTAATTTATTTTTATTTATATTAGTTGTATAAATATGAATATCTATTTTATTATAATTATATAATTCTAAAAGAGTAATATTTTTATCTAAACCTTTTGCAGTTAGAAGGGGGGAAACGAAATCATCTATTTCATTTTCACCACAAATACCTTTTTCATTATAAAAATCAAATATATTTTTAATATATTTTGAAACAACCTTCTCCCAAGGTCTTTTTATAATATAATCATCTAATAATCCCCATTCATGTTTTAATGAAATTAAAACAGAAATTAATCCTCCAACAGAACAACCATAAATGCTTTGAATATTATTAATATTCCAAAATTTTTTAATAGATAAATTTTTAATAGCTCCATAAACATACATACCAGATGGACCGCCACCACTAATTACAAGATGCTTTATAGTCATTTATATAAATAAAATCGTTGTTTTTAATAAGTTTTTTTCTTTTTTAATTTTAAATGGATACTATATTTACATTAAATAATGATGAAAATCTAAGCACAAATATAAATATGGATGAACTATACGAAAAACAAAAAGAACGAAATTTATATACTTTATCAATATACAATAAAATATTAAATAGGATACATTATAAGATTAAACTAACATCAAGACAATATAATAATAATCAATTTGTTTGGTATATAATCCCAGATGTAATTTTAGGTATTCCAAAATACGATGTATCAGAATGTACATCTTATTTAATTAATTCTCTTAATAATAACGGATTTAAAGTTAAATATATATATCCAAATTTATTAATAATATCTTGGGAGCACTGGGTTCCATCATATGTAAGAGATGAAGTTAATAAAAAAACAGGTGTTAAATTAGATAATAATGGAAACATTATTAAAGAAGAAAATAAAGAAGAAACTAATAAGAAAAGTAAATATTTAATAAAGGAAGAAATCATAAAAGAAAATGATTATAAAAAAATAAATTCGTATAAACCGTTGGGTATTTATAATAAAGATTTATACAAAGATATAAATATAAATTAAATATTTTGATTAGAATTTAATAACTCAATATTTTTTTTAATATTCTCAATTTTTTTATAATTTGTATCTAATTTAATATTTTCAATAATTGTGTCATAAATTAATATACCTTTATTATAATACTTATCATAATTCGCATAGATATCCATTATTATATTTTTAGTGTGAATAATGAGAACATTTAATTTATCGATATTTAAATTATTATTAATAGTTATTTCACTATCTTTAATCATAAAGATATTATTAATAATATTAATTAATTTAACTTGTTTTTCTTGTATATTTTGTTTCATATTCTTAATATTATCGATATATTGAGAAAATAATTTATTTTTATTATTTTTAGCATAGATTTTTTTATACATTTCACTAGTATTAGAAAAATTATTTAAATTTAATAATGATATATCTTTAAAAGAATTAATTTCAATATTACTTTTTTTATTATGAATGATTGTATACAAATTATTTAAATCATTTTTATATATTTTTTTCATATCATTAGACATGTTATTAAACTCTTCTTTTTCATAATCATAAACATCAAAATATGATTTTTCTAAATCATTAAATAAATCATGATCGTATATAATTTTTGAATTACAATAAACGACATCATCATCATCAAAAATATCAATATATAAATTTTTTAAATCATCAAATAAGAAATTTTCTAATATAAATTTTAAATCATAAAAATTTTTATTTTTATTTTTATTAAAAAAACATGAATTCATTATAACTATAGAATTAAATATGTTAAGTATTTTAATATAATATTTTGATATTTCAATAGATAAATTATTATTATTTTGATTTGTGTTAATCTTTAATTCTTTTGACAATTTATGTATATTATCGTTATTTAAATATTTTTTAATATTTTTAGAAGTTAATTTAAGTAATTTATTATAATAATTAACATTTTTAATATTAATAATATCTTTAAATGATTGTGATAAAATAAGATTAGTAGCAATTAAATTAATATTTTTAGTTAAATCATTATTATTATATTTAATATTATTTCCCATTTATAATAATATTAAATATAATAAAAAATTGATTTAAATATTAATAATATTAATAGTTAATATTTAAATAATATTAATAATGAAATCAAAGACAAAGAAAAATTCTAATAATAATATTAATAAAAAGAAATTATGGAATAGTTTCGATAAAAGTATAAATAATAAAAAAATACTAGAATGTATTTATCGTAAATCAGGTGAAAGAAATAATTGTGAGATTTGTAACTCTATATTATTAATTTCAGATATAGGATATTTAGTATGTACTGATAAATCTTGTGGAATTATATATAAAGATACTATTGATCAATCACAAGAATGGCGTTTTTATGGTGCGGATGATAATAAACGTGGCGATAATCCAACTAGATGTGGTATGCCTATTAATCCATTATTATTAGAATCGTCTTTTGGTTGTAAAGTAATATGTAAATCAAGAACCACATACGAAATGAGAAAAATAAAAAGATATACAGAATGGCAATCTATGCCTTATAAAGAAAAATCTCAGTACGACGAATTTCAAAGAATTACTATATTGGCAAAACATGGTGGTATTCCTAGATTAATTATTGATGACGCAATTAGATATCATAAAAAAATTTCAGAAGCAAAATCATTTAGAGGTCTAAATAGAGATGGTATTATTGCGGCATCTATATATGTATCTTCAAAAATAAACAATTATCCAAGAACATCAAAGGAAATCGCAACCATTTTTAATCTTGATAATACAAGTGCAACACGTGGTTGTAAAAACGCAATGTCCATTATAAATAATTTAGAACATTCCATGAATAATAATGAAAAAACAAATTTGTGTAATATTACACCTTTAACATTCATAGATAGATATTGTAGTAGATTAAACATAAATACTGAACTAACAAAAGTATGTAAATTTATTGCGATTAGAATACAAAAAAATGGATTAATACCAGAAAATACACCACATTCAATCGCAGCTGGAATAATTTATTTTGTATCAAATAAATGTAATATAAATGTTACAAAAAAAGAAGTAAATAATATTAGCGAGATTAGTGAAGTTACCATTAATAAATGTTATAAAAAATTAGATACAATGAAAGAACATTTGATACCGAAAAAAATATATGATAAATATAATTAAATATAATTATAATATATTATATAAATAATGATACCAAATAAAATATTCATAGTTCCATATAGAAATAAACCATATTTTAAATCAAAATTTATTGAACAAATGAAAATAATTATGGAGGATTATAATGATTACGAAATATTTTTTTCACATCAATGTGATAATAGACCTTTTAATCGTGGCGCAGTTAAAAATATTGGATTTATTTCTATGAAAAATAAATATCCAAATGATTATAAAAATATTACCTTTATCTTTAATGATGTTGATACATTTCCAAGAGATAAAAATGTAATAAAAAATTATAAAACAACAAAAGGAATTGTTAAACATTTTTATGGATTTACATTTGCTCTTGGTGGTTTTTTTTCTATATTAGGTTCGGATTTTGAAAAAACTAAAGGATTTAGTAATTTCTGGGGTTGGGGGTTGGAAGATAATATTATGAATGATCGATGTTTATCAAGTGGATTAAAAATTGATAGAAGTAATTTTTATAAAATTTATGATAAACATATTATTCATGGGACTGATTCAAATGTAAGGTTGATATCTTTAAGAGATAGTGTTGTCTATAAATACGAAGATCCTGATGATATGTTTTCATTAAGGGATATTAAATACATAATTAATGATAATTTAATTAATATTAAGTATTTTAAATGTAGAATGGAAGAAACAGCACAAAAATATAGAAAATATAAAATAAGTAATAATAAAAAATTTATAGTTCCAAGAGGTTATAGTAGAAGAATATGGGATATGAGGTTATAGTAGAAGAATATGGGATATGAGTTTACTTCCAAAAAAATAATATATAATATACATAATTTAATATTTAAATGTTATATTTTATCAATTATTAAATGAATATAAATCATAGTGTATCAGGTTTATTTTATAATATGTATAATTGGTTAAATACTGAAAATCCTATTTTTAATAATAGGATACCATACTTATTTAAAGATACTAATATGTATATTAGTTCAAAAACTTTATTATGTGATAAAATAGAAGAAAAAAAAGAAAATATATATTTGTTTCAGCAATTTTATGTAGATAAAAACGCGAATAGACACAAAGAAAACCAAACAACGTTGTATATAAATGTTAATAATAAACAAATAAGTAAAATTTTTTTATTAAATGAAAGAATATATACACACGCAGAACTGGGTATTACATCTAATAAAATACAACAAGTAAATATAAATACTAGACTTAAATATAGCGATGTTTTTAATTATATTTATGAAAATAAAATTAAAGGATATATTTTATTATGTAATTCAGATATATTTTATGATAATACACTTGAATCTATATATAGAACAAATTTAGTTAATAATAAAAAAGTTTTCTGTCAATTAAGACATGAGTATATAAATAATACAAGATTATCAGATTCTAAATTATTTGACCAAATTAGACCTAATAGTCAAGACGCATGGATTTGGCATTCATCATTAAAATTAAATGTTAAACAAATAAAATTAATTAATTTTCACTTAGGTATTCCTGGTTGTGATAATAAAATTATATACTTATTAAATTTATTTGGTATTAAGTGTCATAACGAACCTAAACTTTTAAAAATATTTCATTTACATAATTCTAATATAAGAAATTATAATAATAAAACAAAAAGTATTGAACCAATATATACATTAATATTTCCTTTATTAGAAGATAAAGAAAACATATATTCAAAATTCAATATTATAAAACAAAATAATAATTTATTTAATTATATTGAAAATAAATTAAAAAATAATAAACAATTCATATTACCTAAAATACAATATATAGAAAATGATTTTGTAATGTATGCTTTTTTATATAAAAAAAAACTTGAAAAATATGATAATAATAATTTCCTTAAATTACAAAAATATATGAATAAAACTTATGGAATTAATATTTTAAATCTAGATATAGCGTATAAATACGCCGATAAGTATTTGTCCGCATTCACGAAGTGTGATACTTATTTTTGGTATTCTCCTATGTCTAATTATGGAAAAATCCATGATAAATCTAATAAATTTATTGAGAATAATTTTAAAAAAAATAAGGTTGATATGTCAATACTAGAAATATATAATAATATATATAATAATCCATGGACACTCGCATTAAAAGGTAAAAGAATTTTAATTATATCTAATAATAATATCATAATTAAAAAACAAATTAATTTAAGAAAACAAATTTATGGTATTGATTTATTTCCAAATTGTAAATTTATATTTTTAGATACACCTGATAATACTAATTCATTTAAATTTAATATTCTTTTAAATATTAAAGATGATTTTGATATAGCGTTGTGTGGAACAAATTGTTACGATAATATAATATGTTCTTATCTATTGGATATTGGTAAATCTTCAATTTCTGTTGGTAATAATCTATTAGAATTATATTTTGGTATATATTCACAAAAATGGGTTAGAACAAGAAATGATGTATTTAATTTGTTTATGAATAAAAACTGGGTTCAAAAAGAATAAATAATATCTTAACCGACTATTGGATTGTTAAAAATAGTTGGGGAGAATCTTGGGGCGACGATGGTTATATTTATATGTCAAGAAATCGAGATAATAACTGTGGAATCGCTACACAGCCGTCTTATCCGATTGTTTAAATTATACATCTATATCAATATGTTCGTCACCAAACTAAGTATTTGTTTTTGTAAATTATAAGTATTGACATTATTAAAATAACAGAAAAATAAAAGACGGCACCACTGCTCTTTGAAAATTGCGACATATCACATTTATAAATAGATTGAATGGTTTTTATCATAACAAAATAAAATAGTGGAATTCGTGATAAAGTTAAAAGATATAATGAATTATGTCTTAGGTTACTGTGAAACGTATTTATAAAATATAATAAAGAAACGCACCAAATAGAATAAAAGAAGGCAAATATATAACCGTAATTATAAAAAAATGATATTTTACATTTCCATATAGGAAACATACCTAATGTACCTAAATAAATTATTAAAAACATTTTCCATAGTATTTGAAATGTTAATTTTTTATACGTTATAAAATAATACCAAATTAAATAAATATATATGAAATATACCACTAATTCAATTATCATTATATTATTATTAGATTATTATACAATATAATATATTATGCAGGAAGCTAATATATTATTTACAATCCATTTTATTTGCTATTGGTTATTTTATATGATATTGATTCATTGATAATACTAAGTAATTCAGTAAAAATAGTTTGAAAAATCAAATATTATGCACATTACCATTTATTTTTATATTTCACATCGACTCATGCATACAAAATTATTGTGGAATTTTGGGGTCTTTTGTAGTTGGAATTATATTATCTCAATACTATGGATTTATTTTTAATATATATGTATTATATTTATGGAGTGCTATTGCAACTATAAGTGTATGTATTAGTCATAGTAATTCTAAATGTTATTTGGATAATGGTGTCCAGTTGCTTCATCATAAATTATTAAAATGTAATTTGGGGACGGGTTTATATATTATAGACAGGGTTTGTAACTCGCATGAATCATAAAACAAATTCCAAATTGGTTAAATTGTGATTTTTATTTTTATATATTACAACATCCGCTCTATAGCGGTATGGTCTAATAAATTCTTCAAGATTCCTTTTATTGTATTTAGTCCAAATTTGATTGGAAATTTTGCGGAAATCGGATACAGATTTATTTGTCAATTTTTTTCTTGTCTTATTTTTTTTCCACACCTTTCTTTTTGCAAACAGTCTTTTATAAAACAATTTTCGCAGTATTTTCTCTCCAACATAAAAATAAATAGAGTAATCCAAATAATCAGATGTATAATAAATTTAACATATCTAGAATAAATCATTCATATCAAAACAACTATCATCTTTTTCTTTATTAGCAAGAGCATATTCACCTACTTTTTTTTCAAAGAAGTTCGTCTTACCTTGTAAACTTATAAGTTCCATAAAATCGAATGGATTATTGGTATTATATATTTTACTTATACCAAATTGAAGACAAAGTCGATCGGCAACGAATTCAATATACTTCTTCATTAATTCTGAGTTCATTCCAATTAACCTACAAGGTAAAGCTTCACAAATGAATTCCTTTTCAATACTAACAGATTCACTAATAATATTTTTAATTTCTTCTTCTTCAAGTTTATTATTTAATTTGCTATATAATAAAATTGCGAATTCTGTATGCAATGCTTCATCTCTTGATATCAATTCATTCGAAAATGTTAGACCAGGCATTTTACCTCTTTTTTTTAACCAATATATTGAACAAAAAGCACCAGAAAAAAATATTCCCTCAACACACGCAAAAGCAACTAATCTTGTTGCGAATGTAGATTTTTCATCGTGTATCCATTTAATTGCCCAATCAGCTTTTCTTCTAATACAATTGAAATTTTTCATAGATTCGAAAAGTATTTTTTTTTTTTGATAATCTTTAACATAAGTATCAATAAGTAAACTATACATTTCACTATGAATATTTTCCATAGCTATTTGAAAACCATAAAAAGCTCTAGCTTCACTTAATTGAACCTCATTCATAAATCTCACGCCTAGATTTTCAAGAACTATTCCATCACTGGCGGCAAAAAATGCTAAAATCATAGATATAAAATGTTTTTCATCATGTGTTAATGTTTTCCAACTTTGTATGTCTTTAGATAAATCTACTTCTTCTGTTCTCCAAAAACAATCAATTTGTTTTTTATACATTTTCCATATATCATGATCTTTAATTGGAAACATAACATAACGATTTTCATCTTCTTCTAAAATATGGTCCATCCTAAATAATAATATAATATATATATTATATTATTATATTTATATATTTATATTATTATATATAAACATTTTATATATAAGTATTTAAATAATGAATATATATAAAAAAGATAAATATTTAACCAATTCATACAAATTATTGAAAAAAATAAATAATAATATTGAAAATAATAGAATACATGTTGAAAATAAAATAAAAGATAATAAATTATTAAAATGTATAATTAAAGATTATGATTTAATAAAAAATGAAAATGAAAATGAAAATGAAAATTTATTAAAATCTTTAAATTTAATTAAAAAACATATTAATAGTTTATTATTACAAGATAATAAATTAAATAAATTAAATTTAATTAAAGATGATAAAATAATAGATAAAATAATTGGAAAATATACATGAAATATACATAAAATATATAATTATTAACATTTCCATCTATTTCCACAATCGATACAATTCACAAATGTTGTCATTGGTTCGTCAGCACTTCTTGTTTGTAGTTGATAATAACTACATTTTTTTGATCTACATTTTCTACAAGTAAAATGATCTGTAGAAGCTTCTATTTTTGGTTCATATAAATTTAATTCTTTCTGATTTTTATATTTAATTATTTTTTCCCATTTATTTGGCATTAACTCTTGATGTGTCATAAATGCTACTTCATGAATTCTTATTTCTTTATTCTCTATTTTATTTAAAATATACTCATTTTCTAAATTATTCAAGACCGATCTTAATTTATCTGTGTATATATGAACAAAATGTTTATTATTCCATTTTTTTATTATATTTTTATTTTTACATTGTATTATAGTATAATTATAAATACCCTTTTCTAAATTTTCGGCATAATTATTATTGTTAATAATATTATCAATTGAATTTCTAATATTATTACGAAATTCAATTGAATTGTTAACAATACGCATAATTTATATCTTTACTATATTAAAAGTATATATATTTATATTATTTCAATTTTATATTATTCATCTGAATAATAATAAATATCTTCTTCTAATTCTGATATATTGTTTTCATTATAATTGTCATCTTCACTATCAATATCTTCAACCAAAAAATCATCTTTTAAATATCCTGTTTTAGTCATCATATTTATTGATACATCTTGAAGTTCATCACTTTCACTATTATTACTATTTATATCTTCGAAACCTCCAAATAGATTTTCATAAATTTGTTCCCATTCTACAATTGATAAATTCATTATAGAACCATATTTATTCAATTTTATTAATACACAAGAACCATAATAAATATCTTTATCAATAGGTTGTGGAAATTCATATTTATTTAATTGATTACATCTTCCATTGTTTTTTGACCATAACTGAACCATACATTTTTCTCCATTTAAACATACATCCCAGGATATTCTTTTATCAAAATCTGTATTTTTTTTAAAATTACAATATTTATATATATTATCAAAATTAAATTTTTTTACATTTTTTTCAATAACATCACCCTTCTTATTAATTAAAATAATTTTATTCATATTTATGATAGTTTAACTATTATAAATATATAATAAAAGGTTTAAATGGTTTATTATGTATTTATAATAGTTAAACTATCATAAATATTAATTAATGAAAGTATATATTGAAAATATAAATTTTGATAATATTGATAAATTAAAAATAAATAATTTATTAGAAAAAAATGAAATTAAGGAATATATTATTACAAGTAACGGATTTTTTATTAATAAAAATAATAAATTAATTAAATTAAAAATAATTGACGATAAAATAAAAAAAGATAAAATAAATGATTTAAATATTTTAATTGATAAAAGTTATTTTGTAGAAGATGATACACATTATCAAGTATTGCCTAATTATTATATTAAAAATATTAATATTTTTATATATAAATTAAGAAAACAATCAAAATTAAATTTAAATATTGAAGAATTTAATAATACTATTGTAGACATATATTTTTATATAGATAATAATGATAATATTAAAAATTACAAAGATGATTTAATTTCGTTTTTATCATTATTAAATTTATATTAGAAATATATAATATGATTATATGGGTTATGAAATGGGTTGTTATATCACTTATTCTAATAATATTATTACATTACTTATATATTTTTTTTAAAGATACATTAACAACACCTAAAATAAAAGATTTAGTTAATAAACCAAATGAAAAATATAAAGATATTTTTAAGAATTGTAATTCTAAAAATATGGAAAATAAAGAAGGCAATATGGAAAATAAAGAAGGCAATATGGAAAATAAAGAAGGCAATATGGAAAATAAAAAAGGCAATATGGAAAATAAAAAAGGCAATATGGAAAATGAACTAAATGATTTCTTTAATGAAATAAACGATGATAATAAAAACGATGATAATAAAAACGATGATAATAAAAACGATGATAATAAAAACGATGATAATAAAAATTATGATAATTATACTGTTAATGATATATTCAGCAATTCATTTACAAATATAAATTAAGTTAAAGATTACTTGTTATTAATAAATATAATTAATTATGTTTATTAATAATTTTAATAATATTATTAATAAATTACCTAATATTAAATTTTTATATGATAAAATTATACAGAACCACATATATGTTGACGCGGATTATTATACTATTATACCAAAAGGTATAAAAAGTATAATTTGGTTTACATATTATAATAATAAAAATGTATGTTTTATTTGTAATTTAGATAATAAAAAAAATATTACGAATATATATATTGAAAAAGGTTGTTTTGTAAATGAATTATCTTACGGAACTATTATATACGGAACTTCTTTAAAAATTAATAATAATAAATATTTTTGTTGTGAAAATATTCATTATTATAAAGGTAACAATGTTGAAATGTTAAATTATAAAGATAAACTTAATATATTTTTAAATATATTTAAAAACGACACAAAAAATATTAATATAAATAACTTTTTAAAATTAACATTACCGATTATTAATAATAATTACTATGAAACAATTAGTATTATTAAAAAATTACCTTATAAAGTTTATTCTATTAATTTAAATAAAAAAAATAGAAACATTTCAATTGGTCGTATTATTATATTTAATAATAATTCTTTTAGAAAAGAAGCAATATTTATTGTTAAATCTTGTATTAATTTTGATTTATATAATTTATATTGTATAAATGATAATAAAATAAGTTTTTATGATACTACCATTATGCAAACGTATAATTCTAGTGTTTTTATGAATAATTTATTTAGAAATATTAAAGAAAATAATAATTTAGATTTACTTGAAGAAAGTGATAGTGATTCTGATTTTGAAGATGTTCGTAAAGATAAATATGTTGATTTGAATAAAGAAATTATTATGAAATGTATTTATAATAATAAATTTAAATTATGGATTCCTATTGAAAAAATGAATGATATAAATATTTTTAATATACAACAAATAAAATCATTAGAAATATAATAATGTTATTTTAATATATAAATGTATAAAAATAAAGTTAATTTTGAATTTAATCCTTCAAAATATTCAACAGGCGGTGGTTATAGTTTAAATACACCTATTGTTCCTTTAACAGGTATAAATTCAGGACATGGATTAATTAAAACATATAATCAATCTGTTAATACACATCCTGCTTCATGGATAGGTGGTAGAAAAACTAAGTCTAGAAAAACTAAGTCTAGAAAAACTAAGTCTAGAAAAACTAAGTCTAGAAAAACTAAGTCTAGAAAAACTAAGTCTAGAAAAACTAAGTCTAGAAAAACTAAATATAGAAAAACTAAATATAGAAAAACTAAGTCTAGAAAAATGAAAGGAGGAAACCAACCATATTCTAATATTTCTTTATCGAATGGTCTAAAAATTGATTATAACATTAATAACAGTGCTTTAGCAAATCCTATTCCTATAAAAGCATATAATAAATGTAATTAAATTATAAATCAGTTATAAAGCAAGTCTTTTTTTTTGTTTTTTTTTTAACATTTAATTTATTTAATGGGTCAAATAACACTTCATACTTTTGTTCATTATATAAATTATTATTTGTATGTATTATTTTATAATTACATTTTTTATAAAATAATTTTCTTTTATTCCATTGTTTTTTAAATAAATCATGATGATCTATAATATCTATTACCAAAGGTCTTTCGTGTTTCACGCGAAGTATTCTTCCAATTGACTGAGTTACATCTGTTCTTGGTGTAACTAATATAAGTGTTGTCAATGTTTTTATATCTAGTCCTTCTGACGCCATCGCGTATGTAGCTATTATTATTGTTTTGTTTTCGCTTTCTTTTAATGCTTCTTCTTTCATACCACCTACATAATACCCAACACTAGATATATTGTGATAACTTATAGCATCATATAAATATTTTAAAATACTTTTATTTTGTCCCAAAATCATTATTTGTTGATCTTTCTTTATTTCTAATTCTTTTTTAATTATTTTTATTATAAAGTCACTTCTTCTATTATATTTACATAGTTTCGTTATCATACTACTATACGCCGGGTTACCACG